GTCTTTCGTTAGAAAAGATCTCTCAGAAGTCCCCCACAGAACAGGAACTTCCTTAGAGCCCTCGTTTGTGTCTACTGAAAGGTGCAGGTCCGCTATAAAATCGTATATAGACCTATCTATAGTTTCTATTGTTGATGGTTCAAAGTGAACTTTCTTAACTTCTCCAAATTTTTCAGACATTAAACAATCCCTCTCTCGCTCTTATGCACTCGGCGGTGATTTCAAACTTTGATTCAACTTGTCCATAAAGCCAAATTGGCTCTACCAAGGTTAATATTTCATAAAAGTTTTCACCATATTGAATAAAGTCCCCCTCCCTTACAAAGAGGTCCTGATCTTCTGTTAATCTCCTTTTGTGAAAGGAAACTGTTATTTTTTCGAGTCTATCTACACCCAGCGGAGTGGTTGTAGTTGTTTGGGACTCGTATTTTACCATTGCATACACCCTAATTGGGTTCAAGAAGCTTTTCTCTACTGCTTCCCCGTACAAGTCATGAAACCTTGTGTGTTCTAGGCTTATAGGGTAATATGCAATTGTCTGACCGACAACTCTCTCGATGATTTCATCGTTTACCTGCTTTACTAGGTCTTTTTCTTTCTTACCCGTAAATAAAGGAGGTGGTGGCTGTGCTGGTTGTTCCCATTTATTATCATCTGACATTTATTTACCCCACAAAAATATAATTTGGTACCTTGTCTAAAATCTTTTCAGTAGAATCCATCAAGTTCGCATCTTGTTCTGAGAGCTTCGCGTATGTTAGCTCAGTCAGTGTCGCTTTGAGTTCATCTCTTAGAGCATTTTGCTCTGTTTTTGCCTCAGCAATCAATGCTGTACCATTTAAATTGACTGTTTGACCCGGCACTGGGACGCTTCCGAACTTTGACCTTACTTGGCCCAATGTTTCTTTACAGAGAGCTAAGGCGAAGCGGCGTATCCACTGCTTTCCAATTGAATTAATGCTTTCAAAAGGTAAATTACCAAGAGGCAGTGTATTCATATTATTTACCCCATCGGTCTTAGGGTCGTCGTTGTCCCAGACGTCTGTTGGAACGGAAAATTCTATGAAAAACTTTGTTGGGCCTCCGCCGAACGGAATAGGGAAAAGTCTAATCTTATTGTTTCTAAGTTCATACGAAAAATGAGACATTCTAGTATAGATAGCGTCTTCAAAAGCTAGTGCTTGCGCCTTGTTGTGCCACGCAGGAATCAACTGGAAAGTTGAATCGTCTGAAAATTGCCCATAATTATGGAGATTACCCACAACGTTCAATCCTCCATAATACCCAAAAAATCTCCACATAGCTTGAGGCGTCTTGTAAAAAACTTTCTTTATTAATATCTTCTTGTTTCCAACAATTGAGGAAAAATCACTGGACTCTGATATTATCTTTTGTAAATCATAATCCTGCTTACCCTGAGTGACTGCAAATGATGCTGAGTATTGCACTGACGAGTTTAATCCCACTTCAGCACCGATGCCTTGACCGGCGCGGCGAGTTAAGCTATAATCGAATTTAGGATATTTTAAGGCGACATGGCCTCCCCCAAGCGAAGAAGACAGCGAACCTGACTTCAGTATACCTTTTGAATCAAAGGACCCTGTAGTGTTACCTAGTGCGTCCGACAATATGTTTGTTGCCTGATGTATGTTAACCTAGTAAGAGTATTCCAACACAGCTTCTTCGTATGCAGAATACACATTTCCTTCTGTTATCTCAAGATCTAATATGTCTCCTCCCAGCTTCTTATATACATAAGAAACTTGATCAACTGCTCCTGCTAAGAAATCAGAAGAATACAAATCAGATGTCTGGTCCGAGTAGATTTTATATGGAACTGCAGAGTGGACGTTACCTGCTGTACCGGTCACCGGTAAGACAATAGCAGACAGTGTGCTGGCTGGAGTTAAAGTTGGTACTGACATTCATGGGGCCCTCTTAAATATAGTTTATCATTATAAATAGTATTTCAAGAGGTCATTTTGCCTAGGTGTCTGTTTTTGTTTTTGTGGTTCGCCTTTTACGGGTCGTAGAAGTAGTTTTCTTTGTTGTTGTTGGCTTTTTTGTTGCCGTTGTAGTTTTCTTTGTTGTTGCTCTTTTCTTGCGAGCCGGCTTAGGCTTTTCTTCAGTAACAATATTCTCTTCCTTTGCGGAATCGATTACTTCTTGAGTAGTATCCAAAGCGGAATCTACCTTTTCTAAAACTTCTTCTACTTTTGTTGTGAATGTATCTAGGTTGGCTTGCAAGAAGTTGGCAAACTTTTTTTCCAACTTCTTGCTTATTATGCCTAATCTTTTATATTTCAAAAGGGCTTTCTTTTTCTTACCCATGTTTTATCCTTTCTTGTTATGATCTCAATCCGGGTCAGTCCTTAGTCACTGTAACTGTGGCTTCCGCAACAGAAGCAGTAAGAGCTGCATCAGTTGTTGCATCAATTGGTGTTATCCTAACTACATAATCAACTGCTGTGTTCTGGGCAACGCCGGTGAGGTCAGCGAGAAGAATAGTCGCATCATTGATTGGACTGGCTCCGCCATTATCAGCGAAATCGACGCCGATGGCGTGGGTGATTGATGTTACGTCGCCTGTAAGTGCCTGAGCAACCCCATCTCTTAAAATTTCAACTTTAATCTTGAGATTACTAGCGTCTCCAAGAGCCGCGGCGGTGTTGTTACCTCCAGCCTTCTTACCCGAAATCGTCAGATCACTTGCATCAAAAGCAATGTTATCTCCGGCTTCTGTAAATGCAGTTGTGATGCCGCCAATGGTGACCTTGTTCTCTCTTATGGTAAAAGAAATCTGTTTTTGTAACTGTGTGTCTGTAGAGCCTTTTGGCCTAACTATAACTGTATTTGTACCAACTGGTAAGGCGGCGCCTATGCCGATGGCGTTCGCACCTGTTCCGCTGTTGTAAGTGAACTCGTCTAGGCCACCGTCGCCAGCATCGCGGCTGATTGTATCATTAGCCGTCGCGGTGAATGTTGCCCCACCATCGAGTGAGTACTCTATTGCATTATTTGTAACATCACTAGCCTTACCTAGCACTCTACCAGTCAAGGTTACGGTCTGGTTATTATTATCGGTTGCGGTGATTGTATCTATGAACGCAGCGTATGATTCGATCTCTGCATCATCTGCGCTACCATCGAAACCATCTAAAATTTTAAAATACTTTTTAGCGAATTTTTCCGCTCTGTGAATATATCTTTTTTTCTTGCCCATGTTTAGGGTCCTCCTCTAGTAGGGTTATACAATATAACTAGTACGAGACTTAGTCAATAGAAAAAGAAAAGCCCCACCAAATTAATGATGGGGCTTAAATCTTTTTGCTGCTATCTTAGCTTATGATCTTACAGACCACTCTCACCAAGAAGACCACGCACGACAACAAGACCATACATATCTGGTCTAACCATCTTCTTAGCGTAACGGGTCATAACGCCCTTACGTGGTACGAAGTCTTCCGTACCGAAAATGGTAGGTGTTACCTGCAATGGTACGTAAGGAGCATATACAAACCCACTCTCAAGGAATGAGCTACCCTTACGACCAACAAGAACTACATTGCGAACAAAGTATGGATCAACATAAACGTCGAACTTCTTGCTGAGTGAACCAGCCTTTACAGCACCGATGGTGCCTCTGTCCTGGTCAGCAGTTACGCTTGCGCGGAAACCACTTGTGAACTCAAGGATGTTAGCAACCTCTGGAGAGCAAACAACAAAGTTTGCACCGCCACGAAGTGTCTTTCTGTGGATCTGAGCACTTACGTCATTGATTGTCTCAATGAGTGTCTCGTACCACTCGCTAACTGTACCGGTGAAGTCTGGAGCAGCTGATGTTGCACCAACCTCTGCACCTGATGAGTTAACGAAAAGACCTGGTGAACGGCTCCAGTAACGTGTACCGGCAGTTGCACCATTTACAAGGTCACCAAGAAGCTCACGGTCAATTTCAAGAGCAATCTGCTCTGAAAGAATACCGGTAAGCTCAACCTCTGCATCCAAGTTGTGGTATGCGTTGAGGTCCTGGCCCAACTCTGGGGTCCACTTAGCCTTCAACTTCTTTGTCTGTGCTGTAACTGCGATTGAGTCAACCTTGATGTCGATCTCAGCCATGTTACTTTCACTTTCAAGCTCGAAGCCCTGGGTACCCTGGGAACCGACGACTGCGCCAATAGTATCATTAGCTGTTGAGTTACCAAGCTCGTCCTTAACTGCGAAATTGAATGAAATAGAGTCGTTTGTCACCAAATCGGCCGTATTGTGGTCAATATCTGTGGCCGATTGCAAAACAACGCGAACAACTGCTGATGCTCCCTGACCAACAATGCTGGTCAGACGACGAATGACTCTTACGTCAGCATTCAAGTCCTTGTCACCTGAGGTACCACCACCGGCAGCGACATTGTTTCCGTCATGGTCAATTGCAAGTGTCGAAAGCGCATCCAAGTTCATGCCTGCTGCCTTAAGACCGCGGGTACCTTCGATATCTAGGTCGAGAACCAAGATTCGGGTAGTGGTTGCGGTTGAAGCCAAAAGGTCTGGGTCATGACGGAGAAGCTTTGCCTTTGCCTTGCCAGGTGCTGTGTTAGCTTGGAAAGCAGAAAGCTGATCCGTACCAGCGATTGCTGAATCTGTGACCTCTGCAATATCAATGAATGCAGAACCTGTGGCGTGTGAACGACCTGTGTTAAAGTCATAGAAACCACCTGCATCACCTGCAATACCGCTCGGAGACAAGTCGACACCACCAGTTATCTCGGCAGCAACCTTGTTACCACCATAGACAGACTGGTTAGCACCAACTGGGTATGTATCTCTTGTATCACCTGAGTGAACGAAATCCAAGAAGAAAATAAGACCACTTGGAAGACTCATAGGCTGAACGCTTACGAGATCATTTGCGATAAGTCCACCGAATACACGACGAACGATTGGGAATGCGACTGCTGCAAAGCCTTCAACATCACCTGCACCAATAGAAGAAGCTTCTCGAAGAAGTTCCTTAGCTTGGTTTTCTAAAAGGCAAGCCATGCCCTGCTTTGCTTGGCCTTCGTTGAGACCCTCAAGCAAGCCGGTAGCTTCCCACTTGTTAAGAAGAGCTTGTCCTTCAGCCTGCATATCGCGGCTTTGAACGCCTTCTGTTAATTTTTGTAAAATAGACATTATAAATTCACCTCCTTTTTCTATAAATTTTATTTAGAATTATTTTGTCTTTATTCCTGCCAATGTTTGCATTCTATTGAATAGAGGATTGGCGTCCTGTTTTGGTTGCTCTTTTCGAGCCGCGACAAGTAACGATGATTTTCTCGAAACTACTTCACTTAAGGTTCTGTCCTTCTTCACGTCTGAAGTGGTAGCAACCGTATCGTTCATTGTTTCAAAAACAATCTTTGCTTCTTGTACTGTTCCGGCTTTCGAAATGGCTTCGACAATTTTTCTCTTTTGTCGCTCATTCAAGGAGGCATTTTCTAGAGCCTGGTTTATATACAGCAACTTTGCGTTCGAAACATTCATGGTTTCCAACTTTTCTTGCAGAGTTTCAAATGCTGCACTAAATTTCTTATTCTGATCCTGCAACTTTATAGTCGCAGAAGATAGTGTCTTGTTTTCTTTTTGAAGAGCGGCAACATTCTTTCGAAGTTCCTCATTCTCTTCCTTTACTTCGCTGTCTTGCTCTCTTGCAAGCAGCATTGATTCGTATTCTTGCATAATCTTTTCTGGTGTTCCAGCCCATCCAGATTTCTGTGGCTCGAAGTCAACCCGAACTCTTTCCATAAGCTCATCAAGATCAATCTCTTCTTCGAGTTCTTCTTCCTCATTGATCTCTTCCTCTTCTTCGTTGAGTGTATCTTTGAGGGCATCTGCTATCATTTCTTCAAGGGCTGCAGCGGATATTGGGGAATCTGAAGCTACATCAATTCCAAGGTCAGTATCTGCCTGTGGCGCGTCCATATCAAAATCTGTATCTGCTACTGCGTCATCGTCTTCAATGTCTATAGATATCTCTTCATCTTCAAGCTCATCATCTCCGCCGAACAATCCAGTGTCAGTTCTATAATCGTCGTCAAGTGAGTTAAGCTGGATTCGAATCATTTCCTCATCATCTGTCCGAAAAGCATCAGGAAGCTCAGCTTCCAAGTCTTCGTCAGAGATAAAATTATCCTCTTCGGCGCCTGGTTGTGGCTGCTCTATCTGTTCCGGGGTATCAAGATCCCCAAACATATCGGTAAGTCCAGTGTCCTGTTCAAACAGGGTTTCATCTTCTTCTTTTTCAAGAATCTGATCCATTGCTTCCTTAATCTCTTGTGAATATTTCTCGATTACAAGTTGTTCTGCGTTCTTCAAGGCTGCTTCTTTGAGTGCCTTTGCATCGACGATAGCTCTTTCGAGTAGATTTGACATTATTTTTAACTCCTAACAGTTTATACAAGGGGGACAAACGAGTTTGCCTCTAAGTAAATAGTGCTTCAAGGTTCTAAAGGGAAGGAAAAATTTTTGAAGGCCTAGAAGCTGGAGCATGCAGCAAAGATAACCACCGAAGTTCCACCGGTGGCGGTAAAGCTGACTTCGTCTATACCACTGATGTCGATTTTGTAGAGTCCTTCCGCGGCCATTGTTGGCATATCTGGTGTGGTCAATGGCCGTACCGTCCCTGACCCAGCATGCATGCGACCGTTGATAGTGAGTGTGCAGCCGCCAGTCTGTGCTGCGATCTCAACAAATAAAAACCTTTGATTTTCCGTAAAGTACGGGTCGGTGGTGGCGCCTGCGTTTACTGTTATTCCGTTTGTACCGTCAGTTCCTTTTCTGTGTTTTGATAATATGTTCTTCGGAGTGCGGGTTCTACCCCAACTTGAATACCTTCTTGTCTCTGATGCGTCAACTGTTCTTCCAAATCCTTTGCCTTGGTTTGCCATTTTAATTTCTCCTAATCAAACTTGTTA